CTTCAACTGATATGTGCTCCTGAGCTATGTACTGTTTTCCCTGCGTGTATATCTTGTTATGCAAAATTGCAATAACTCCGTCCTTAATTAATTTATATGATGAATTTTTTAATTTGACATAATTAACTGCACTAACAAAAATTGCACCAATTAATGAAGGAATCCCACACAAGGATAAAATCTGATAAGGTGTCATGTATATCTCCTTTCTTATTCCTCTGTTGTTTCTTCTGATTCGTTATAAAGTTTATAGTCTACATAGATTGTAATTGTATGATCGTGATAATATTCTGAATAACAATATAATTCTTTTTCTGATGAAATGTCATATTCCTCATCTATAGTTATATATCCAAAATTGTCAACATTGAAAAGATATGAGCCCTGATTTGAAATTAACTTTTTATCAGTTGGCACTGTATACATTTTTCCCAATTTTATATATTTAAAACTCGCCACATTAATTGAAACTTGTCTTAAATTACCAAGGCATAATATTCCCTCGTGTTCTATTCCGAGAGTTCTACACATATCAGAATATTTTATAGTCATATTTTCAAATTTACCTTGCGAAGTCTTATTAATAGCATTTATCTGGCTTAAAGCTGTGTTGTTAATGGCACTAATCTGACTTGTAGCTTTGTTGTTAATATCTTCAAGCTTTGCATTCGTAACACTAGCTATGTCTTCCATCTTTGCAGTTGTAAGTGTTGCTATGTCACTGCTTTTTGCTTCTGTCAAAGAACTTATTTCTTTTTGTGAGCTTATGGTTAATGAATCAATTGAATTTTTTGATTCTGTGGTGGCATTATTTATTTCTGCTATGCTGTCTACTCTCTTCTGGTCAAACTCAGCTATTTTATTGACGACATACTTTAGATGTTCCTGCTCTATTATGTATATCTCTGCTATCGCACTTTCCAAGCATATTACTTCTGCCGTGCTGGCATTGTTTGTAAAAATTCTAATGTATTTAACATCATATTCTGTTGTTCCATATTTACTCAAATCTATGATTTCATCAATGCTTCCTGAATAAAATTCCTTATTAATCGTTTGCTGATACTCGTTCTGGAATTCAATTCTAGCGTTGGATGATGATGCCTTTACCCTCACATATGGTGCATTAACTTCAATTGGTAGTGTTGCATTACTTGTTTTTACAGTCTGTTCATTATGATGAAACAGTGACATTGCCACATTCTTTGCATTTTCAACATTACTTACTACTTCATTTACAGTACTATCAATCTGCTCTATTGCTGAATCCTTTGTCTCTTTTGGCAAGTTCCTTGATTGAATTTGCGTCTGTAAGCATTAATTCACATCCTCTTGCAACAAGTTCCTGCCTTGCCACGTCTTCCGTAACATCTTCTCCAAGAGTCTTCTTAAGTGAATTTATTTCATCCGCAATCAGTTCATCTATGTTTATGCCTGTTGATTTTGTTAAGGCATCAAACAAAATGAATGTAAGCAAGGCTAATGCCGGAAGACTTGTAATGACTGAATCGGCGTATTTTAGTTCAACAGCTCAAAAGGAATGCTTTAAGGAGTTGGATGTTGAAAGATATGAATTGTAGCCACATTGGACGGTCATGCATCAGACATCTGCCAGGAAATGGATGGAAAAGTATTCAAGATGAGTGAATATGAAGAGGGGGTAACAGCTCCGCCATTCCACGTTAACTGTAGAAGTTGTACAGCACCTTATTTTGATGATGAGTTTACAAAAGACGAACAAAGAATTGCAAGAGATGAAGATGGTAATAACTACTATGTTCCTGCAGATATGACCTATTCTGAATGGAAAAAATCATTTGTTGATGGTCAGACAGATGATTTGAAAGAAACTAAGACAGATGATACAATATCATTAAAGAATAAAATTTCTGAACAGGATAACAGGATTGATGAATTGAAAAATCAATTTAGTGATGCTACAGATGGTTATTCTTATGATGAATGGTTTTCTGAATTTTCTTCAATCGAAGAAGGTTATGGTGATGCATCTGATGGTGATGCAACGTTTACCAAACTTAAAAATCTTGATGAAGAAATTAGGAATGCTGAAAAGCAACGTTCAGATTTATTACTGCAAAAGGAATCGCGTGGTCAGTTAGACACTGGTTTTCCAGGAAAAGTACCTAATGATAAACTTGATGAATATAATGCAAAAGCCTTTGAACAAATTAAGGTTGATACAGGATATTCAGAAGAACAGGCAACAGAATTTCATAGTGCTTTGAAAGAATACTTTGGCGGTGATTATGCTTCAATTCTTGCAGGTGAAGGTTCAACTGTTAAAACTATACGTGACGGACTTGACAGAATGCCGGTATATGATGGTACGGTTTACCGTGGTTTGTGCTTTTCTGAAAGTTCAGATTATGATATTTCAGAATTTACACGTTTGAAACCGGGTGATAAAATACCATCAAAGGGTATAATATCCAGTTGGTCAAGTGATAAAAGAGTTGCAGAAGCATTTGGCGCAGCATCTACACAAGCCGTCGAATCCAGTACAGTCATTCTTGAATGTTTAGAAAATAAAACTGATGTTGGTGTTCAGCACATTTCAAGTTATGGTAGTAGAGAAGCGGAAGTATTGTGTGGTTCAAAATATGAAGTGCTTGAAATTGTTACAGAAAGCAAGTATGACTATGTTTCAAGACGAAAAGATTTATTATATTTCTCGGATGATCTAACCGAATGGGAAGACGAATTAAAAAAACAAGTGGTGTGTGTAATTAAGGTAAAAGAGGTATAGGCTTATGTTAGAACATAATAAATACAATGATAGATTAGTTCGTGAACATAGAGAACTTTTAAAAAAGGCAAGAGAAACCGCTGATGAAAAAGAAAAAGCACGTATTCTTAGATTAGCGGAACAGAAGCACAATGAAATGCTTGTCGCAGAATTTGATGATAAAAATTTCAAAAGATTTAATCAGTAAGAAGCACCTGAAAGGGGTGCTTTTTCAGTGTGTTAAAACATCAGACTTGCTGAAAGAACAGCAAAAATAAACTGAAAGGACAAATATGTACAAAGAAGAAATACTGGAGCAGATTACAAGATGTAAGGATATGCAGAATAGATGATATTGATTCATTTATCAGGCTTAGCAACAGAATAGAAGAATTAATAGGTAAAATTGATAAAGCTGAAAAACAGTCAGTTGCACTGGTGCAACATGCCGAAAAAAGACCTGAAATGTTTTGAAAATTTAATAACGTTAATCAGAGAGCTTAGAAATAGGCTCTCTTTTTATATGCCTTTTTCTGTAGGCACTAAAGAACAGAAATACCTTGCCGAAGGTATATCGGTAGAATCCAATCACCAGTAGAACTGGAATAAAACATCTATGGAGGTAATAAAAATGGAATGGTTAAAGGAATTGCTTGAAAAAGCAAAGATTACAGATGGAAAACTTAATGTTGATGAAGTAATGGAGGCTGCAAAGAAAGAGTTTCCTAAGCACGCTGTACCAAAGAACGTGTTTAATGATAAATGCGAGGAATTGAAGACAGCTAATGCAACAATCACAACATTAAAGAAGGAAAATGGAGACAATGAAGAACTCCAGAATAAGATTAAGGTATAAAGTTATACTTAAGTATGTACATAAAATATTAAATAAAAATGTACAAGTGTTATGATATGTGAGTTTAGGAGGCACTCATAATGATAATTAAAAATGAAATCATAACAGACTTAAAAATCATAAGTGTTAATGATTTATATAAACTGAAACCGTTTATGGAAGGAACATCATTGAAAATTAATAAAAGTCTGAATAAAGAAAGTGTAATAGTCAGATATGAAACAGGTATGGGAAAACAGGCTCAACTTGATTGGAAAGAAGCCATACCTTTTATACTGGATACAGGCGAAGTTGTTGAAGTAAACATGTTTGTATTGCTGTTATTCTATTCAAGATTTAGGAAATATCGTTTATCCATCTCAAAATCACAGGACATTCTGTTTTCTTTCCTGGATGATGCATTTGAAACAAAAGCCAAAGTTGAAGCTCCGATGAAGATACCTGATGAAATACGCGCTTATAATGGAAAACTCAATTATAGACAGCTAAACGATTTAATTATAATAATTAATAATCGTGTAAACAGTCAGGTAAATCATGGCACGGGACGTATTCCACTTATGTATTTTCAAAAGGAAAAAAAGAAACGTGGCTTCAAACAAAAAAAGATGCTGTTAATTGGGAACGAGAATTTTTGTTACAAATGCAGGGAGAACCCGATATGACCTTAAACTATCTTGCTGAATTGTATTTAAAAGATATTAAAACAAGATTAAAAGAAATAACTTATGATGGACATAAGCATTTGTTGGAAATCCGAATACTTACATATTTGGGAAATAAGCCTATTAATTTAATTACCCCGGCTGACGTAAGAAACTGGCAAAACACACAAATTTCAACGGGTGAAAAGTCAATGTTACTTCACCCAAGGCACCTAAGAGTAACAGAGAAATAACTATTCCCCAGCTACTGGTTAATGATTTAAACAATTACATTAAACATATATATGATTACAAGAAAACCGACCGTGTCTTTCCATATACCAAAGCCATTCTTTATAATGAGCTAAAGGCTAAAAGTGAGCAGGCAGACTTAAAGAAAATAAGAGTACATGACTTCCGTCATTCTCATGCAAGTTTATTGATTGATATGGGTATTAATCCATTACTGATTTCTGAAAGATTAGGGCATGAACGAGTTGAAACTACCCTTAACACTTATAGTCATTTATACCCTTCCAGAGCTGATGAGTTAGCAGAAAAGTTAAACAAAGTAGTACCATTTTAGTACCACTAAAAGAAAAAGGACTTAGGAAAAAACTCCTAAGTCCCTTTATTTATAGGCTATTCGCCATTATATCGTATTATTCAATAATTGTAGCTACCTTACCTGAACCTACTGTTCTACCACCTTCACGGCTCCGTGGTGCAGTTAATTTTATTGTTTTTCTTTATAAATACTAGCAATTTTTTGTTCAAAATAATTATATTCTCTCTAGTATTTGTATTTCAAGAAATTTATGTAGCCATTTTTATAGCCACTTAAACCTCTAATCTATATTTGCTCTTTTAGGGGGAACATCTAAATCCTTATAGGAGAATACTGCTTGATCATCTATAAAATAGTATTTATCTGTATCAATATAGAATATTCCGTTATCCTCGTAATATTTCATTACAACTTTCTTATCGTTATAATCTGACACTACTATATAGTGTTGATTATCCTTCTCTGCAAATTCATATTTAGTTATATCTTTAGACTCAGTTCCCAATTTAAACATTGTGCCATATATCATTAACATTGCACTAACAAATGTAGATATTGAAAATACGACTATAATTGCCATTTTTATTGCTTTATATTTTATGTCTTTTATTTCTTTCATTAAAACTATACAAAGTAATGATATTATAAACATAACGGTAATACATATAACAATCGGCATTGCATGTGCATTTATAAAGTTATTAATTACACTATTATTTGTTCGTTCCATTATTATTTCTAAGTTACATGCATTAACAACACCAACCGAAAATCCTAAAGCAATTGTTAAAAAAATAATATAAGTTAATGATGCCTTTGTTTCAATCCCATTTTTTATTTCTTGCTTTCGCATTATTGCCGGCACAACTGCAAAAAGCATCAATACTATTAGTAATCCTACAAACAATATATTTTCCCCAATATTACCACAAAAATATTTTCCGGGCACATTATAAAATTGTTCGCAATCTTTCTGGTAAGAAAAATTATAAACATAATTTATTATAGGGTATAATGCTACCACAATCGCAATAAGCGAACCTGTTATTTCAATTAATTTTTCATGTCTAGTTACTCTTTTTAGAATACTTGATATTTTATTTTTTCCTTCTTGTGTTGTCGTATTATTCATATATATATTTCCTTTCATTGTCATTGGTCTTTTATGCAATATTGTTTAAAATAGAAAAGACCTCACCGTAAGGTGAGCCCTGATACTAATTCACTTCTAATGTTTAGCTTTTTTATGCTGATTCAATACTTTCGCGGCATTGCTCTTTGCACTTTTTGAAGAATTTGGATTTTGCAAAGTCCTTCCGGCTTTTCCAGTTTTTCCACCATGATGTACTGGCATAAGTTTCACCTCCAATCATTTTATTATAATTGTAGCAACCTTACCTGAACCTACTGTTCTACCACCTTCACGGAGCTTATTGACTTTTTTTCTTAATTTTCTAATTCTCAAATCGCCTGTTTATAGACTTTTTCTATATCTTATATCGTCACTATTTTTAGTTTTCGAAAAATTTGACGACACTTTGACGACACTTTTAGTATATAACAAAACTACGCTAACCGCCACAATTAAAACGACATAGTTTCTTTTCAATCATCATTCTTTTGAATCATCTTCTTCACTTCCCTGTCGAAATCCGATTCAATAACTTGAGTTCTATTAAAAATCTGGTATTCCTGTTCAGCCTTATCATTTGCCATCTTTCTCGAAATCTTTCCCTTATCAGGTAAAATCTCATACCTTCTAAATGCCAAAAATTCATTTATGCTTGCCGCGAATTCTTCCATCGTAAATGTATTTTCACGTTCAATCAAATCTTCTATGTAGTCAAAATAACCTGTCACCGCACGCTCCAAACTACGAATTTGCTTTTCATCCAAATAGTTTTTTGCAATAGTTACATCTGATTTCAATACCCGACCATCAGGAGCATTCTTCCATGTAGTAAGCCCCATATGATCCTTTGTATGGTCTGCACTATAATAAACAATTTCTGCTGCTGTCTGTCCCGAAATTGCATAATGGAATTTATTCTGCACCATTGCATAAAACTGATGTGTAATCTCCGCATTTTTATCATAATCAATGCTACACTCAGCAAAAACATCCGTAATCTGTTGCCAGATTCTTCTTTCGCTCGCACGAATAGAACGAACTCTTTCGAGTAATTCTTTAAAATAATCTTTACCAAATGCAGTCTTTCCCTGTTTTAATCGTTCATCATCCAGCACAAATCCTTTTGTCATATACTCCTTTAAAACGTTTGTTGCCCAAATACGAAAATGAGTAGCTCGAATAGAATTCACTCTGTAGCCTACGGAAATGATTGCATCTAAATTATAAAAATTAGTATAATTAGATTGGGTTTTTCCCTCTATTGCTCCATGTTGAGTGGTTGTTGCAATTTTTGCAACAACCACTTCTTCATCCAATTCACCTGTTTCAAAAATATTCGCAAGATGACGACTAATGCCTGATTTATCTATTCCAAACAATTCCGCCATTGCTTTCTGCGTCAACCAAATTGAATCATCTTTAATTAAAGCATTAATGGAAATATCTTCCTTTTCTGTTTTATAAAGTAAAAATGGAAATTCTTTCATTTGTCAAACTCCTCTAATACAATAAATGGCGGGGAGCCTCCCCGCCGATTAGGTTGGACCTGGGTCTTTCGACCAGCCCACATGTGCAACACTTGCTACACTTACATTGTATGATTATATTAACATGATTGTTTACCAAATTCAAGATTATAGTTGATCGTTGCTCATTCTCTAATCATAACTACCGAGAAAATAGCCTTTTTCTGTTTAGCAGTCAATGGCTTTAAGATACCTTCTTCTAACAATATTTCTATAACAAACGGAATCATTTCTGCCCACGTGAATGAATTTCTATTGTTGTATTTTACCAATCCTTCAAGATGCTTTGGGTATTTCATTTTATTTGCTGCATATAATCTTTCATCAACCTTTTTACTCTCTTTAATTACTTTGTCGGGAATAGCAAAATGCTCACTTACAAAAGAATCTAATGCTTCACCCAAATTAGCTTTATTGGTTTTTATAACAGTAACCTGACTTTCATCGTCTGCCACATAGCCTTTTTTTAACAAGTTCGAAAAACTTTCAAGACTTATTTTATCTTTGTTACAATCATTAGATAAGAATGAATACAAATCCTGCCAGTCCTCATACCTGTTACTCCGCCAACTAATTTCTCTGTCACTATACATACAATTATACTGTTTGCTCTGTAGAACACATTTAGCATCTTTCCAAACCTGATCTAACATGTATCCACATCCTGCGTATTTGTAATCATTAATTTTCTTTGTACAGTCATCTGTAACAGTTGCATATGCAATAAAATAACCTCCATCTGGTCTTTTCACTGCAAAATCTTCCCAATTCTGCCAATCACTTCCTATACTGCTAGGAGTCATCATTACAAGATTATATTTCATATAATTCTTATCATTATCCGGACAAATCATTCCCCAATTGTCTTCTGCTTTATCAAACTTTTCAAATAAATCTTTATATAGATTATCAACCAAAAACTTAGCAGCATTTTTTTTAATTTCAATATTATCAGAAAAATCTTCCCTATCATCTGTAATAAACATATTTGTCAGATACTTTGGATTCTTTGAATTGTCTACCTGGTCAATATATCCCCACTCAACAAGTTTTTTCAACTCACCTTCAATATAAGCTACCGGAACTTCTAAGTCATTTGCTATATCTGTCATTGTTTTTGATTCATAATAGCAACTCCATGCAATGTTTTGTTTCAATCTTGAGTCAAACATATCCATTGTATCCCCAGTTTTTCCGGGAGTGCCACTGTGCCCCATATCATTAAAATATATTGGATTCACACTTAAATTATTACTCTTTACCATTTTGATTTCCTCCTTCAATCCATTTCGGATATCAGACAAATGCCATTTAACAGTCCCAACAGAAATCCCCAACTGATTTGCAATATCAGAAACAGACATATCTTTATAATACTTCATATATGTAATTGCCCTCTGCCGATTAGATAGCCTACTGATTTGTTTTCTCAAGTTATTATATACTTCCTCATCTTCTAAACTTTCATATCCGCTTTCATTCATTGGACATACCACCTGAAGAATGTCTATATGCTTATTTCTAACTTCATTATCAACATATTTTGCATAAACGTTGCTTGCTATTCTATATACATATCCATCGATATTTACTATATTCTCCGATTTGAGAAATGATTTATAAAGCTCAAATATAATATTTGAAGCCAATTCTTCTGCATCTGATATATTTCTAACTTTGAACATTGCAAATCCCAAAACCTTCGGCTGATATTTAATTATTAATCTGTCTGCATCCGCCTTATTCACTATTAACCTCCTATGATAAACAAACGTGCACTTTTTTGTTTTTCAATTATATAGTGTCGCTTAGGTTCAATATGGTTGGGTAAAAATTAAGGAGTGTTGAAAAAAAAAGGCATCCCCGAAAATTTCGGGAATGCCTACTATTTCGCATCAACCTCTCTTATTGATTACTCCGTAATCAATAAGCTCGCGTCATTCATAGAATGCCTGCGAGCCCTATAAACAAAGGAAAACCACGGTTTCGTGTAAACACGACCGTGGTTTTCTTTATTTATAGTGAGCTTGCGCTCTATTCATTGATAACGTTGATTATTCGATAATGATTATTATTTTATATTATGCCTTTATTTATCGCAATCCCTTATTTTAAAGGGTTTGAAATTCTACAAAAACATATTTTTACCTTTGTTTTCTGCGTCTGTTTCATATGTTGGTACGGAAGTGGTACGCCTAAAAGTTTGCTATTTCCTGCAGCAGCTTTTTACGTTCCAGCCTTTGAAGTGCTACCCTTTCCGTTGAACTTGTCCACGTTACCTTGAATCTTCCCACACCGTTACCTTTCAAGGCTTCGCCCCTGATGTTGTCAATGTATGGGCGCAACTGCCTAACTGTTCGGGCGTCCTCTCTCATTTTTCTAAACGCTTCTATTTTTCGCTGTGTTACTTGCTGGTAACTCACTTTTAAATCTTCCGCAATGTCCTTGTACTGTTCTTGGTTCTTGTAGTGCCTTATAATTACCTCGGCGTGTTTCTCTGGCAAACGTTCGACACACTCCCATATATCTCTTTTTAGTTCTTCTTTTTCCATAGCGTCTAAAACGGTGCTTTCCACGTCCTGCTTTTTGTCCGCCTGCGTGTCTAACAATGCTATGCCCTCTTGGATTTCCTTGTCGGTGCTTATGTTTACCCTGCTTTTCTGTAGTTTTGCCAATTCCTGAACCTTTTCAATGCTAATGCCCATTTTATGGGCTATGCGTGTATCTGTCGGAATTTCGCCCAGTTCTTCAAGTTCTGTAATGGTTCTATTGTATTTATTGATTAAATCATTGGTATTAATACCGACACCACTATAAGAATACACATACCTTTTTAGGTGTTCATGCAGATACCAACCAAACCAGGTTAAAAACTTCCCTTTGTTTTCGTCATAGCTTTTAATAGCCTTAAGCATTGCGAAATAACTTTCCTGCATTAAGTCCTCTATTTCCTCACACGGAAAGAAACGTTTTATATATTTATATAAAAATCCCCTATTCTTTATATACAACAGTTCAAGCCTTGCGGTGTCCTCCGGGTGTTCTTTCAGATATCCGGCTAGTTGCTCATTACTCATAAGGCGTCAACTCCTTTTCTGATTTTCTCCATAATCTATGTAAATAACGCTCATCAATACCCAACTGCTCCGCTATGGCTCTTTTAGTCATTCCCTTAATATAAAAAAGGTAATACATAACCCTATAACGTTCGTTAGATATGCTCTTGATGTAGTCCGCTATCTGCTGGCGTTCCTGCTCCCATTTCTCAATGCGCTTATAACTCTGTTGCTGGTACTCTGTTGTGTCGGCGAACACTTCCCAGCTTTTGAGCTGTTCAATGAATTTATATTCATCTGCTATGAAGTGACAAAGTAACCTGTATCTTTTCAACTTATCCATATAAAACACCTCTTTCTATTACAGAAACACCCCCGAGATTGCTCCCGAGGGCTTTCCAATACATATATTTAAAGGAGTACAAAAAGAAAATGAAAAACCATTCTTTTTTCTGCCTGATCAACTTTTGTTATTTCTTGCCTGCTGTTTCGTCAACAGTATCAACAGTATTAACATTGACAGCCTGATAATAAATAGCACACGCCTTGTTATCTAATACAAAGGCATCATAACAAACACGACCTTCTACAAGTTCCCCGCTTATTCCTGGCGGATCCTGATGTACTCTATAGTCTTCTAACTTTGTTGGTGCTACTGTTGCCACTGGGTGTGCAATCATAAAGCCGAACCCTTTAGGCAATCTATTAGCCGGTACCTTGATTACTGTTAAGCCGTCAAGGTTTGCAACAACGCCTTTTATTCTCATATCTGCCCCAATGTCAGTATTTAATATGATCTCTTTGTTTTTCTTCATAATGCGGTAAACGTCAGGCGTAACAACAAGACGTCTGTCTGTTTCGGGTACTTCGTCATTATCAAGAACGGCGTTACCTTTTACAATTTCGTCATATATGTTTGTTTCGTCCAATACTACCGCTGTTGGCTTATGTCCTGCCTTTTCCGTCATAACGCCATATGTGTAGTTATCAATTTCAGGCACTGTTACCTGTCTAAGCTGTCGGGCTAACGCACTAGCACCGTTTAATACCTGCCCTGTTTCGTCCTTGTCTAACTTATCAACAACAAAGGTAAAAGAACGGTCTTTTTTTAGTGTCATTTCTTCGGTTATGGCTTCTAAATCGCCAATAGCACCAAAACGTGACGAATAACCCGCCTTGTTTGCGTTCTTTCCCTCTCTGTCATAGTCGTTCATTTCTGCCGTGCCTACCTTGTAAGCCCTTATAGTGTGCGCCCCTGTCCAATCGAAATCGTTGTTTGTCAATAATGACTTTTTACTTTCATTTTTAAAAATTTCGTCAACATAGGGCTTGAATTGTGTTACTAAATCTATATTCCTAGCCATTTATTTATCCTTTCTTTTATATGCCCTTACCTAGCCCCATAGCTTCCCTTATTGGGTCGGTTTTTACCTCTCCTTTTACCGGGTTGTATTCCGCCTTGCTGTGTGCCGGCTGGCTCTCTATATATTTCTTTAAAATTTCTATTTTTTCTCTTGCTTCGTCTTCGTCCTGTGCAGAAATCACACCCGCAAGTTCATTAGGAAGCCCCGCACTGCTTAACTGTTCTCTTATGGTTAAGTTCATTTCTCGCTTATTCAATTCTGCTTCTCTCTTTGCGAGTTCGTCGGGTTCCTTGCTCTTGGCTCTCTCCAATCTCTGCTGCACTATCTTGTTAACCTCTTCCTGAGTGAATGTCTTACCGCTTTCAGGCTCATTTTCGCCCTGCTGTGTGTTTTTATTTTCTTCTGCCATTTAACTGTCCTTTCTCCTATCTTTACCGCTGATAGTGTGCGTTTCCGTGTTAGTATGGGGACGTCCGAACAACCAAAACGCCCCCAGTACCTCACGGAAGACAAATAATGAAATGATAATAACGGCAATAAAAAAAGCGCAGAAAAGTATAATTAAATACTTTCCCACGCTCAACGCTTCGAATCCGTTAAAGCTTCCAACAGTCAGCCACAAAACATCTATGGACCAAAAAGGCTAATTGTTGGGGTACTATTACCGTTATATATCAAGAAAACATTATGCAAATACCACTTTGCACCCTTTTATTATACCAAATCTGACGGCAACAGGCAACAAAAAAGGCGTAAAACTTTTACATTCTACGCCCCTGCCTGCTGGTTTATACGCTGTGTACGTTCTCCAGCTCTATGTAAGCCTTTTTATACTCGCCATTTTGAGTTTTCGGGACTTTTACCCGCTTAACCATAGGCGCAAGCCTTGTAGTTACCTTGTGTAACTCATAATCGTTCTTGTAAGATACCTTTATTTTTACCACGTTCTCACTTCCTTTCTTTTCCTTAACAATTCTTAACAAAAGGGTGTCGCTTTTTGCTACTCCCCTAACTTGCTAGAACCTTAACATTTCTTAACATTTTTCGTTTTTCACACTCTCCCCCGGTCTCGGGTTAATGGTTTACATCACTCTTGGAGCTGGTTAGTCGTTCACACCCTTATAGCCTAACGCTCTTATCACATTTTCTAACTGTTTGCTCATTCCAATAAGAATATAGTCAACAGCCTTTTCACTTGGTATGCAACTTTCATCCGTAATATACGACTTTAACGCCCATATATTAGCTTGTACACTTTCCAAATCATCTATAACCTGCGTTTCGACTAAATGTTCAACTTGCCAATGTCCTCGGTCAATTCCCTTAACATATGCGTTTTTAACAGCAATTACACCTGCTGTATCTAGTGTTTTGCCTGCGTTTTCAAGTAAGTCTTTAAGTTCTTTTTCTTGGTATTTTGTATCTGTTATATTAATCATTGTTGTACTCCTCTCTATTCTATCTTGCTGTAAAATCTGCTATAAGTTGCAATAACTCGTTTTGCCTATCAAGTCTCTTATTTTGGTCTTTCAGGTGCTCGCCTATAATGTATGTATCTATTCTTATTTTAGCTAATTCATTAGCTATTATGGTAAACGCACAAACTTGCTTTTTAGTTTGTTTTTCTTTCAAAGTCATTGCGCATGCATTTTTATTACATTCTTTTCCATTAAATGGGCAATATGTTATGTCCTTATCTTCCATTTGTTATCCTTTCTGTGGTATAATTCCACTAGTGACGGTTATGACACTTTTTTTACAATTCATATATATTTTTGTTAATGGTGTATATATATGCTTTTGTATAATATTTTTGCTTTTATAAATACTTGTCATAACTGTCACTTTTTTGTAAATATGCCTTTAAATGGTGTATTGTTAATGTCAACTTGTTTAAAATTTGTGTCATTTTCCTGACAGTTTTCTGTCACTATTTTTAAATTTTTTAAATATCTACCGTTAGAATCTCGTCCATTTTCGAATCCTTTTGATTGCATTCGTTTATAAAAGTTTTGATTGCTAACCTTGTTTAATTCATTTTTATAACAATAATCACCGTAAAGTTGATACGCTTCGGTTCTATATGTTTTTTCTCCCTGCACTCTTTTACAACAATCATCTAACCAACTTTGTACACTGTCGCTGTCGTGGTGGTATTCTGCAACCATTTTTACACTATTAGGGCTGTCTATGGTTTTTAATCTTGTTTCATATAGATGATTTAACCGCCTAACACACAAAGCAATAAATGCTGGTATGCTGTTCCTTAGTCCCTGCTGTAAGTTTTCTATATGTTTGCCTTTCTCGGGTATATTTAACATAAGTAAACGCCTATACCATGCGTTAGATTGTTCATCTAGTGAAATTGGCATCTCATTAGTACTAAAAGCTAATTTTAAATAAAGCCTTGTTGTAAAAACGTCCCCGCCTTTTATTTCACATTTTATTAAATCTTCGCCAGTAATTCGCTTTATAACGTCCACGCTTTCAAGTGGTTTTTTAGGTAAATCAGCGCATACATTTACAAGATTACCAACTAAAAAAGTACTCATAAAAGGTTTATTGATCTGACTTAATTCTATAGCGCTTATATTTTCCTCGCCTATCGTATCAATAACTAAATTGAGTAATGTACTTTTTCCAGTTCCAGGCGCTCCAATCAATACAAGAAACTTTTGTAGTGATGTGTCCCTGGTCATACAGTAACCACAATAAGTATAAAACATATCTCTATCAGCTTTATCTGGTATAATATCCCTTATAAACACATCAGCAACAGTATTTTTATACTCTGCGTCAGGTTCGTAATTGTGCGGTATTTGGTTAATACTGTAATAGTCGGGACTATGTTCTATTAATTGCATTGTTTGGGTGTCTAACATTCCATTTCTGAAATTTATCCAATGAATAGGGTACTTATTTACTTCCTCATATTCAAAACTTATTAAAGGGTTATCAAGAATTAAACTATAAATGCCATTAATGATATTATGTTTTTTATCTTTTTCTAATAACATTGGCTTAATTAATGATTTTATAATTTTCCCGCCTTTATCCAATCTATACACGCCGTTATCGTATATATACGGTCGTGTATCAATAACAATAATATGGTGCGTTTCAGCAACATAGTTTGCTATTTTATCGTGTAGCGGTTTTGTTGGGTTTCCCTTGTCATTGTAAGCGTAATATTCATTTTTAATTGTTTCTATTACTGTCTTAGGCTTTTTCTCTGGTTTATTGTAACCGTGAAACCAATCAGAAACCGCCTTTTGTTCTTCCTCTTCCGTTGCTCTATACTGTTGCATATATTCCTCGAACTTGTCGGAAAAATCCGCAATGCCACGCGTCTTATATGCTTCTTTGACTTTGTCTAAGAACTCAAAATCAAATTCTAAGCCATTGAATGCAACGCCGTGTATCTGCTTGAAAGCTCCAACAGTCAAAATATCTTCGAGGTTTTCAACCGTTTTTATCTGATCCAGTAGTTTTTCTTTATTAGTCACTAGCTACCACCTCATTTACTGCCATTCTTTCCAATAAATAAGCCTTTGGGGTTTTACCTCTGACGGTTATATAACCTTTTTTTGCAAGTTCCTCATTGCACTTCTTAATAATTCTGTAGGCCATACTTTCAGACACTCCCATAAGCTCCACCACTTCCGGTGCAGAAATCAAATAATTTTTCATTGTTACAATCTCCTTTCTTAATCTTCCAATAGTTCTGTTACGTCTACGTTTAGTATTCTTGCAATCTTACCAATAGTCACAGCTTTTGCAGTTTTAGTAGTGGTGATACGGTTGTAAGTTCCTTTTGGTATGCCTGCTTTTATAATATCGTTAGTAGACATACAAGCTCTTGCCTTTGCAAGCTCTAATTTTTTAATACTAATTTTCATTAATTGTTTTTCTCCTTTCTTATAGCTTAAAGCTATTTTATAGCTTATAGCTATCATAATATATGTGTTTGTACTTGTCAATAGCTTAAAGTGATTATTTTTTATTTGTTTTTGATTGACTTTATAGCTTAAAGTGTATATTATTGAATATATCAATATTGATGAGGTAAATATAATGTCAGAAGAATTAAGAAAGTTATTTTCTATTAATTTACAAGAATGTTTAAAAAATAGCGGTTTGACAATGTTGGAGCTTGCAAAAAAAATAAAAGTATCTCAGGCTACTATTTCCGATTGGTGCAATGGGAAAAAAGCTCCTAGATTTGATAAAATCGAGCAACTAGCTAACTTTTTTAATGTTCCAGCAACTTATTTTTTTAATAATGTGATTGATGAAGATGATTATAAACACATAAAAAATTCTAGATTATATGAAATTGAACATTATATAGATAGCAAAAATAACAAAAGTAAAACAAACAACTTAGATACTTTTTTCAGCAAAAAAACTATTGATTTATTTAAAAGTATAGGTATTGACGCTATGGATTTATCAGACGAGGAACTAAACGAAGTTAAAAACTTTGTAGAATTTGTAAAGAATAAAAGAAAATAGCACAAAAAAAAGTCCCAGTACTCGCAATACTGGAACTTTAAAATTAAATAATACACAGATACGGTTGTCTGCTGAGTAAATACCAATAGATATTATAACAGATAACCTTTTCTTTGTATACCCAAATTTCTACTTTTGTAGATTATACCAAAATACAGAAAGTGAGGTTATTTTTTTATGTCAGTAAACAAAATGAGCAATGGCAAGTGGTACTGTAGTTTCTACTACACCGACTGGCAAGGCAACAGAAAAAGAAAAAAGAAAGAGGGATTTACCACCCAAAGGGAAGCCAAAGCATACGAAAGCAATTTTTTGAATAAAATGTCGCTTAACTGCTCCATGACGTTTTCTAATTTGGTAAAGCTGTACCTGGAAGACTGCGAAACAAGGCTAAAACCTACTACACTAGTAGCCAAAACCTACGTTATAAATGATAAAATCGTCCCATATTTTAACAATATACCAATATCGGATATATCAACAGCAATGATAAGAAAATGGCAAAATGAAATAATAAATAGCGGGATAGCACCAACAACCCAGCACAATGTAAATGGTATCTTGTCCGCAATCCTTAATTTTGCAGTAAAATATTACAATTTGCCTTTTAACCCGGTTTCAAGGGTGGGAAGTATTGGAAAAGTTAAAGGGGAAAGTATAGACTTTTGGACGCTGGAAGAATACAAGCAATTTATAGCCTGCGTTGATGAACCAATGTTCAAAGCTCTGTTTGAATTATTCTTTTTTACCGGCTTAAGGTGCGGGGAACTGCTCGCCCTGACTTACAACGATATAGACACAGAAAACGGCATTTTGTCCGTAAATAAGAACTTGGCAACTGTAAAGGGTAAAACTATCATACAAACACCAAAGACGGCAAAGAGTAGGCGAAAAATAGCACTACCGCACTTCTTGGTGGAACACCTGCAAGAATACGTTACACATTTATATCAGTATAAGCCTAATACCCGCTTATTTCTGACTACAAAATACACTATTGACGATAAAATGAAAAAAGCCTGCAAGTTATCAGGCGTCAAGAAAATAAGAATACACGACCTGCGACACTCCCACGCTTCATTACTTATCAATTTAAACTTTTCCCCAACTCTGATAGCTGACAGACTGGGACACGAAAACGTAACAACAACCCTGAACATATACGGTCATTTATACCCCAGCAAACAAGCGGAAGTTGTGGAAAAATTAGAAAAACTGCAATAA